TAAGCTGCAGCCGGATTACCTGGCGGATATTACCGTACAAGCAGAAACGGCAACACAGCAGGCATCTGCGGCGGCATCATCTGCAGCACAGGCCAAGATAGATGCGGATCGAGCAGAATCGTATGCAAAAATCACTGAACCTAAGTTCTATCTGGATGAAACCACGATGAACCTTTATATGAAGGATGGCGCAGGAGTGGATTTTGTAGTAGTTGATAATGTTTTATATTGGAAGGTAGCATAAGGAGGACAATGACATGGCAGCACCGGAAGGTTACAATGCTCTCGGAAAAATCGGAATATCTTACAAAGGAGATTACGACTCCAATACCACATATGAGCGACTGGACGCGGTTGAACATAACGGCAGTACATATCTGGCTATTAAAGATGCTCCGGACGGAGCTCCCAGGGATGATAAGGTAAACTGGATCTATCTGGCCAAAGGGTTCAGCGGTGACATCGGAGATTCCGAGATCACTTTTACCGAGGCAGAGAACCGCGAGAACATTAATACGGGCGAGAGCGTAAAGACGGTCTTTGGCAAGATTAAAAAGTTTTTTGCGGACTTGACCGCACCGGCATTTGCACAGATGATCACCACAAAGGAGGATCTGTTAGCTACCAAGGCTACCGGATATGTGCCAGATGCCAAGGCGGTAGCAGATGCATATACTGAGTTAAATGGCAAGTTAGGTAAGTATAAATTATCTACGTGTGGATTCTTTTCCATTGATCTAGTTGTTGGATCAAATATAGTTTCAGTGGATAAGTTAGTGTCTGGTAGTTTGCCTCAAACACCACATACTCTATTCACCGTTATATCACAAGGAACGTCTTTAAATAGGTTAATAGATATATTTTTTGATGGTGGTAATAATGTAGTGGCATATACAAATGTAGCTCAAAGATATAGCATAATGTGGGTGTCTTTCGAATTAACTTAAGTACTAATATAAACAAAAGTATTACAAGCATTGTATAGATTTATATTTGTATATGGGAATAATTCTACTGTGCCATTTGAGCTAATAGCTATCCGATATATTTCTCCGTTTGGATTACTGCAATCATAAAATACTCCGCTTACCGGTTTAAACTCATCTGGTAAAACAAATAATGTATTATAAGTATTGAGTGTAAGATTTTTGAATCCATCGAATCTTATCTGAATCATTTTATTGTGTTTTATAATGACGACATCGGCACTAAGTTTTTCGTTTTCTGATGATTTAATTATAAAATTTTTTTTATTATCTAACTTGCCATTTAGCGTAGTAGATCAGACGGCAGGCGCAGCCACAAGAGCGCCAGAAAGGAGCCCACATGGGTTACATAAAATTTAAAAATAAAAAGACCGTACAGCTGGTCGTAGTATCAGAGGAGAGTCCACATGTGATCCGGATCACCGGAGACAATCTCACAGTAAATACCAATGGCTTCCGGCTCTACTTAGATGCAGATTGCAAATACCCTCTGGATAACGGAGAGTATGCGGCATACACAACTTTATTCCGCGAGGGCGACGGCTGGTACGAGTTATCTGACGACGGCTCTGTATATATTGAGCCGGTTGCACCGGTGCAACCGGAACCGACCGAGGAGGAGCTTGCAGAGCTGGCCAGACAGCAGCAGATCAGTCAGGTGACCGCTCAGATTGATGGTCTTAAAGCACAGATCGCCGCCAGTGACTATAAGGTAATCAAGACCTATGAGTATTCTCTGCTGGGAGAGCAGGCGGAATACGACATGGAAACAGTCCATGCTGAGCGTCAGGCTCTCCGGGATCAGATAAACATTCTGGAGACACAGCTTGCAGAGCTGACTGCCCCCACAGAGTAGGAGGCTGCATATGAGAGTGAGAGACGGTCCTATCCAAAACTACATAGTAACCAAGAGCCAAGAGCCGATTACTTCCCTGCCGGGAGGTGACCGGCTTTTATATTTGAGCGAGGTGCGGCATGAATGAAACCGAAATGGAACATCGACTTACTGAGGTAGAAGCCAGATCGAAATCCAATACTCATCGAATTGATAAGTTGGAGAGAGTGACGGAAGAGATCCATACCATGTCAAACACGATGATTCAGTTAGTGGAGGAAGTAAAACACACCAATGAGACGGTATCAAGCCTGGATCAGAAGGTTGAAAAGATGGACAGTCGTGTCGATGACATGGAGCGTGCTCCTGGAAAAGAGTGGAGCAATGTGAAAAGAACAGTATTTAACACTGTTGTAGGTGGACTTATTGGAGCTATAACTACAGGACTTATCTGGGCTGCAGTGCAGGCATTTTTATTATAAGGAGGATATGAGTTATGAGTACAAGTACAATCATGTTAATTATTTTGGCAGTGCTGACGGCACTGGTGGCAGGAACATTTTTATGGGTGTATATCCGTGACAAGACTATCAATGAGATCAGAGTGGATGTATATCACCTGTTCTTGAAAGCGGAGCATGAATTCAAGAAATCCGGGTCTGGAAAACAGAAGATGAAGTATGTAGTAAGTCAGGCTAGAAAACTGTTGCCTTCATGGCTGCAGTATTTTCTTACTGATGAGTTTTTAGAAAGCGTTATTGAACAGTGGTTCCGCGCAGTGAAAGATCTGCTGGATGACGGCAAACTGAATGGATCAGAGGAGGGAGAAGAATGAAAAAGGCATTATCAAAAGGACCGGATATTTCCAAACACAACGGCAACGTTAACATCAAAAAGGTGCGGGATGCCGGCTACAAGCGTATCGGTATCCGCGCCGGTTATGGAAAAAATAATGTTGATGAAAAATTTGTGAGCAATGCGCTGGCATGCTTTAATCTGGGAGTGGCAGCTGTCATTTACTGGTTTTCGTACGCCCTATCAGTGCTTATGTCAAAAAATGAGGCTGACTATTGCTGTGATCAGGTGGAAAAGTACTGGCAAAAATGTCCAGTCGCGTATGATCTAGAATATGATACCGTAAGATACGCTAGAACGAAGGGCGTGAACATCACAAAAGATCTGGCCACAAACATGGCGATTGCTTTCCTATCCAGAGTAAAGGAAAGAGGACATGTTCCGGTCATTTACACTAACAGAGATTATCTCAAAAACTATTTTAACATGGATAAGATCGTTGCAGCGTTGGGAAAAGTATATGTCTGGTATGCTAGATATGGCACCAGCCTGACGGAAGCAGAGCTGAACTTCGCAGACATTTGGCAGTACACTTCCTCCGGATCCGTTCCTGGGATCAGCGGCAAGTGTGATATCAATATTTTTTATACTGACTTTGAAATGGTATCTGTTCCGGCGCAGAGGGAAGAAACCTGCAATATCAACATTCAGAATTTTCAAAAGGCTGCCAACGCAGACGGGTACCGGGATGCATACGGTCGTAAGCTCACAGAGGATGGCAAAGATGGAAAGAACACACAGTATGTCCGCAAGCAGATCTGTTTGCAGGCCAAGCGCGTAGGGCTTACATATAAGGTGGGATCTACCGGTGAGGTAGCCAGATGGTGGCAGACACGTTGTAACGAGATCCTTGGCGGTAATCAGGACATCGATGGCAGGTATGGCAAGACTGCCAGAGCGGAGACAATCAAGCTGCAGAAAAAGCTTAATCTCACAGCCGATGGTAAGGCGGGATATAACAGCCTGCAGGCGGCATTCTATAATTGACGGGTCGGCAGAAGGTATGGTACTCTGAATTTAACCAATAGAATCCTTGTCATGGGAGAAAGGACGAAGAACAAGAAGGGGTGTTCTTCGTCCTTTTTATATTAACTGGCAAGTTAAATAAGTTTGTGACAGAAAAAGTCGAACTCGGTTCGGATGTAATATTAAACAAAAGTAGCAATTTTACGATCACATTTAATGTTACAAAAACAGGATATATACCTATAGTTGTCTGCTCATGGGCACTTTATAATAGAGATGACGCACAATATACCCACGTGAACGGCATTGAAGTCGGAACAGGAATAAATACTGGATATGTTTATATACAGGGAAGATACTCTAATTCATCTGCCACAGGTAGGATACCAGCCAATGCATATGTCGCAGTTCTATACCAAGCACAATAATTTT